ATTCTGTTGCGAGGTTGGATGTACCCCCATGCCATAGGTGAATCCGTCCATTCCAGAAATTGGTCCAAATGGTGCCAGTGTTACATTTTCTGGTAAATTATGATAAGGCCAATTTGTATAATTGCTCCACTCGTTTCTTAAATTCACATCATTTCTTTGTAAATACCACATCCAGTTTGCAATCATTCCGTTTGATTCTAATTTTACACGCTTTGTTCCTGTAATATTTTCATATTTATGTTCAAATACGTCTTTCACCAGATACACTTGGTCTTCTGCCGCGAATTTCTGCGTTTCTTCTTTTGATAAAAAACAATACGTGGAAAGTAAATGAATGTCGGCATTCCATGTATTGATTTTATTTTCATAGTATTCGGGATAAATATAACCAGAAGGTGGTGTCTGTAAGTAACGATACATTTGGAAACGGTTTTCGTTAAAATCCGGCCGCACATAAGGAAATGCATATGAATAATCAAACACATCTCTTACTTGAAATAAATCTTGTATGGGTCTCATCGTAACACTGATTGTTAATTCATTATATTGCAATGCGATTAATGGAAACGCACATTGACTATTTAACGTAAACCACGTATTAATCGGTATATATAAATTACGTCCTCGTATGGAAGGTTCTGCACCTGCCGTATTTGTCGTGTAAGATGCTGATGGATATACATTTGACCTTCCATGTGAATAAGCTGGATCGTGCAATTCTCCAATATTGCCGGTCATTTTATTGAACAATTCTTTCTTTTCTGCACTAAAATCTCTATCCACCATTGCTGCCATATATTCCCCTGTATATCGTTGCAACATTAAACCTCCACAGTTTATTGTGATTTCCTTTATCATATGCGTTCCCAAATCCTTTATCCATTTGAAATCATAAGGTGCCCATCTATCACTGGTATCAGTACATGGGGTATATACTGGACTCCATATATCAGGCAAGCTGACTACTATGTAAGTATCCATTAGTAAATCTGCATAACGGGGAATTTTAAAAGTAAAAGTAGAATCCTCACTTGGACGTAATTCTCTTAAACCATTATAATCTATACGAAATTTCTGAAGTCCAAAATTTGTATGTTTCACATAAGTCACTTTGAAAAATGTTTTACTAGGATTTCCAGTCAAAAATAAATTATTATTTCCAGTAGAAATTATATTTAGTAATCCACCTGCCATTATTGAATGTTATATTATATAGTATATTTTTATTATATTTGTTTATATATAGAATATATAAGTTATGAATTATTCCAATGTCTTCATATATATGTTAATATTTGTTATATTGCTTCAAGTATTTATTAGTTTATACAGGAAACGCATCGTGAATTTCTTATTTTTTAATAAAAACATAGAAGGAATGAAGGAGAACATGATCGGGTTAGATGACAACGAAGAGTATAAAAAAATAAAAAACAACAAGGACTTTCTTAGTATCGGGAATATACAAAGTATGCAATCTAAATATGCGAATTTACCATTAAAAGAATATTGCATCAAAACTTCTTACAATTCGGCTACTACAGGTAAGAGTGTGAATAAAAATATGGTTAAGTTTGTGTTGTCTCGGGGGTGCAGACTACTTGACTTTGAGGTTTTTTATACAAAAAAAAACAATACCTACATGCCAGTTGTAGCAGAAAGTACCGATCCTGAATTTAAACTATTTGATACTGATAATAGCATATCACTTGAGTCCGTATTTTCTACTGTGATAAGCAATGCGTTTTCTAATACATCTCCAAATAAAAAGGACCCACTTTTTATACATTTGCGCATCAAAACGAAGGATACCAATTGTTATGCAGAGGTTGCTAAATTAATGGATTCTATATTAAAACCAAAACTATTTGAAGGTGAAGTTACAAAAGAAACCAAATTATCTGAATTGTTAGGAAAGATCGTAATTGTCGTAGATAAAACTATTCATCGCGATTATAAAGAGTATGCAAAATGCAAATCATCAGATACAAGTTGTTATGATTTATCAAATTATGCGAATGTAGAAAGCGGTAGCCAAATAATTAATGCTTTAGGATTAATGCAATTAGAAAATCAGGCTTTTAATCCACCACTGATTAAAGATGACAACACATCTACAACGGTACAGGCATGTAAGATCGTATTGCCTATTGAAAAATCAAAAAATAATGCTGATATGAAAAAAATGATATTAAATCATGGCATACAAATGGTTGGATATAAATATAATGTTGTTGATGAAAATCTTATGGATTGTGAAACCTTTTTTAATGATAATAAAGGCGGTATAGTCCCTTTAGCTGCAGCTATACCATATTTTGAAAGAATGCAAAAAGAACTAAACAAGAAAAAATAAAATAACAGACTACTATATAGAATCTTATATAGTAATCAGAATGAAACCAAAAAATAATGCAGATAAATACAACAATAAATTATGTAATAATAAAATGACGTTTGCTGATTGTGAGTTAGCTGTGCTAAGACATGCTGTTGATGAAACTGAAACAAAACAGGGCATTGCAAAAGTAAATAATCAGGAAGTAAAACATATATTATTAATTATAGAGGACTTTATAAAGAAGAAAAAGCTTATGTGTTATGGTGGAACTGCTATCAATAATATTTTACCTAAACATGCACAATTTTACAAAAGAGATTTACAAATTCCTGATTACGATTTCTTTTCGTCAAACCCAATTGAAGACGCAAAAGAATTGGCTGACATTTATTTTAAAAATGGTTATACTGAGGTTGAAGCAAAGTCTGGTATTCATTATGGAACTTTCAAAGTGTTTGTTAATTTTATTCCTATCGCGGATATCACGTTTTTGCATCCGACTATTTACAAAAATATTTCAAAAGATATGATTAAAATAAACGGAATACGATATGCTCCTCCTAATTTTCTAAGAATGTCTATGTATTTAGAATTGTCTAGACCTGATGGAGATGTTTCCAGATGGGAAAAGATAGTAAATAGACTCAATTTGTTGAACAAATATCATCCGATAGAGGCAAAAGAATGTGCGAATGTAAAATTCAATTCAAATCAGGATTCCCCACTAAGCGACCTGAACACAACTATTCGCAATATCCTTATTGATAATGATTCTGTCTTTTTTGGAGGTTATTCAAGTTACTTGTATTCAAAATATATGAATGAAGAAAGCAAGCAAATTATGTCCAATATATCCGATTTTGACGTTTTGGCAGAAGATCCTAAAAAAATGGCCACTATATTAATTGAACAACTCAAAGAAAATGGGTACAAACACATTAAAATGATCCACCGCAACGAGGTTGGGGAAATTATACCAGAACACTATGAAATTACAATAAAAGGGAAAAGTTATGTGTTCATTTATAAACCAATCGCTTGTCATAGTTACAACGAAATTACTATTGACAAGAAAGTAGTGAAAGTAGCAAGCATTGAAACTATTTTGTCATTTTACTTGGCATTTTTATATGGGGATAACAAATATTATAATCACAATCGTCTATTGTGTATGTCTAATTTTTTATTTGATGTAATTAAACAAAACAGATTATCGGGAAAAGGAATCCTAAAACGCTTTACTATTGATTGTTATGGAAACCAGCCTACGTTAGAAGACATGCGATCTGAAAAAGCATTGAAGTTCAAAGAATTCAAAGATTTAAAAGTAGATTTTGACAATAAAGATTATCAAATGTGGTTTTTGAAATATACTCCCTCCAATAAAACCAGTAAATGCACGAAAAACAATAAAAAAACGAAACTAACAAATAAAACCAAAAAAATTCCATCTTCCATTAAATCTATTAAATCTAAAACGCTACGAAACCGTCTAACCGAGATTTTTGAATGATAATTTAGTACGTGCACTGTCATACTAAATTATCTACAAAGTACTTACAAAATTTATAACTTTGTTTGAGAACAAATAAAAATTCCCGAATAACATACTTTTCAACAATAAACCATAGAAATTAAAATTTCCATCATCGTTGTAAATTGACAAGAAAGAGAATTTTTTAAATATTAATGTGTTAATAAATGGCAATTGAAACAAGAAAAATAATAATGCTACAAAAATCGGCATTTGCAAATCTTCTAAGATTGAGTCTAATTTATTTTCTCTATATTTGGTTTGCTCGTATTCTCGTAAATTCCTTTCTGTCATATCATGATGGTCTCTCACATAATCCTTGTTCATTTCTTTATTAGGAATATAATTTGGCTGCACTCTTTCGTCTATATTATATTGTTCAGTTTGTATGGGAATGTCACGAGAAGGAAGCCTTTGGTCTGGCATATTCATTATTTGATTACGAAATTCTTCTGGCATGCCAGGTGACTGGAAGTTTTCTCTGGGCACATTTTGTTGTTCTGGGTGTTGCATAACTGGATTTTGTTCAGACATTCCATAAGGGTTTGGATGAGTATTCAACGGTGTGTAATTAGTAGGCAAATCGCTATCTGTTTTATTTTTCATTTCTGAAATGCTAATTGTCGGCAATGAATCCGGTTGCACGTTTTGCATATTTCCTCCGCCTCCTCCATTCGGTAAATCAGAAAGTCTTGTCACGCCACTATCCATATTTTTGAACTATACAATTAGAAAATATGTTTGATTGTATAGTTTAACGAATATATATATTATTATTGATCAAATTGTTCGGCATCTTTTTCGGAAATAACCTTTACTACTCTTTTTGTGGAATCACATTTATCTGATTGAGTGGAATATTTATAACATTTGTCACCATGTTTAAATGTCTTATCTTCTATATCGCCAATTATTGGACCATTGAATTGAATGCAATTCTTATCATTGCAAACCTTTCTAAATAACGTAGCTAATCCTAATCCTAAAATGACAGAAACGATATTTTTCCCAACGTCTGAATGAAATAATCTTCTAAAGTTCATATGCTATATTATACTAAGCTAAAATAATTATTACAACTATTTCCCTTATGACTGCACTGGTATTTTTGTAATATCATTTTCATTAGTTGGACATGTTACTTCTGTTTGTTTTATGGAAAAACACGTATCTGTCTGATCTTTATATTGAAGCAATGAAACATTTTCAGGAGTCGGATATACACGAATAATTCGCATGTCCGGCATAAATAAATATACTGCAAATAATCCTATTAATAAACTTAGTATGAATAACTTTACGTTGATAAATTTAAAAATATTCATTTTATACAATAATCTAACATATAATTATTGTACAAATACTTGATTTATGATTTAAGCCTTCTTCTTCTTTTTCTTCTTTTTCTTTGTAGAGTCGGCTGCATTCCCTCCCTTCATTTCCTTTTCTTCCTCTTCTTTAATTTCTTTGAGTATATCTGGATGAATAAATGATTTTTCTTGTATATCCTCACCGTCTATCTTGAATACATAATTGTCAGGATTGTTCGTTTGTTCTAAAGAATATTGTTGTTTCAATCTATTTTGCTCTCTTATTCGTTCAAATAATTTTTGTTTTTCTTCCTCCTTTTTCTTGAGGATCTCATTTTTTCGCACTTCCGCCTTCTTTAGTATTTTATCTTTACTTTCAGATTGCTTCATGATTCGGTTTAAAGCACTTTTATTAATTTTGGCATTTTTACCCATACCACCCATACCTTTCATCACATTTTTGAGCATT